ATTCTTTGCGTGTTTTGTCTTTAAAAGAAGAAGAAGAATTTGATTATAAGTGGAAAATAGAAATTGTTACGTCAAGTGGACAAGACATAAAAGCACTTATTAGCAACTCTTCTACAGCAAATATACGTTACATTAAAAAATACATAGGCAATCAAAGTCACGACAATGATACCAACACGTTAGAGCTATTTGATCCGCTTTTAGTACATGCATGTGGAATGGCTTTAGCAGGTGAAGTGGCTATGGATCTAACTGGTCAATCCCAGCTTAGAGATTTAATGTTAGGTAAATACCAAACATTACTATCAGAAGCTAGGAGCATAAACGGACAGGAAGGAACTGCTGATGTTATTGAGTCTAACGAATGGATTGATTCTAGGACTAGATACTCATCTGGTTGGTTCAAGCCTTTTTCTTCTACTACGGCTAGTGGTGTCTCTTAATGCGAGAAACATTCACTCAAACCAACTGGTTTGGTGGTCAGATTGCAGAGCAACGTCACGGCAACGCAACTGACGAGTTATACCTATCCTCTTCAGCTACTATTGAAAACTTAGTAGTTCGACCTACAGGTAGTCTTACACGTAGACCAGGAACAAAATTCGTATCACGTACTGATGGAAACAGTTCGTTAGGCAACGAAAACAAAACTGTTCGATTAGTGCCATTTGTGTTTGGACATGAAAGTGCAAACAACTATGTCCTTGAATTTGGTAATAGTGAAACATCTGTTACTGCAAATAATACTAGCAATGTTTTTACGGCTACAGGTCATGGTTTAACTAATGGAGATATAATAAGATTTACAGCAACATCATTGCCTGACAATTCAGGAGGCACAGATGGTATAACTGCTGATACTGATTATTATGTAAGAGATGAAACAGCAAATACTTTTAAAGTTGCAACAAGCATATCTACGGAAACAGTTGGAACTGCAACAACTTTTGGTAGCAATGGATCAAATATAAAATTTCACGTTGCATATATAAAATATTATAAATCTGGTGCTACTTTAGGTGGAGAAACAAATGGCGGTATTACACAAACAAATCATTTGAGAATTACTGGTACTCCTTATAATTCAAATGAAAAGTTAGATAACTTACAGTTTGTTCAATCTGCCGACATTTTGTTTTTGGTAAGTCCCAAAGTTCCACCATATAAACTATCTAGGTCATTTGGTACAGATGATGGAACATGGAGAACAAGTGATGGATACATTTGGACTTTAGACGACTTCCCTTATAAAGATGGACCATATTTAGGACAGCAAGAAGATTCTTTAGCAGGAACATCGGATACTGTATTAACCATAAGTGGTGGAACTGCAGTTACAACGCACACAGCATCAACTGGTAAGGCATTTATTAATGAAAATTTTGGTGGAGCAACACAACAATTTGCTAAAAATGGTGCTTATGTAGACTATGAAGGAAACATAGCTTCTTTGTCATTTTTCCAAGTAAAGAATCATGGCTTGCAAGAAGGCATGAAAATAACATTGTCTGGAGGCAACGGTTCTGCTTCATCTCATGTACCAAGAGATGGGAATTGGATTGTAAGAAACCCAACAGCAAATACATTTCAAATAGCAACTACAGCAACAGCAGATATTTCTGAATTTAGCACAACAGGAAGTCCTGCAAAAATCACAACAGAAGGTGCAGAAAAACATAAAGTATTTGCACAATATTTTGCTAAAAATACGACTCTTACTCTTACTGCAAAAGATAAAGATGGTGGTGCTGTCAATATTTTTAAATCAGCATATGTAGGCAGGCAGTTCAGGATTTCTCTTTTAAAGAAAGGTCAAATATTTTGGGTTTGGGGTACATTAGGAACTATATCTAGCTCTACAGGTCAAAACACAGCAGTCTTAACCCTTAAAGTAGATTGTCCTGTTGTTGATGATTTAGATGGTATAACTAGCTGGAAATTTGGTGAATGGTACGAAGATCAATATCCACACCATGTAGCTATATTCCAACAGCGTATGGTATTTGCTAGAAACACACGTAGCCCACAAACTGTATGGTTTTCTAATACTGGTGATTTTGAAAACTTTGCGCCATCAGAACAATTAGGATCTGCTACAGGGCAATCAACTGCAACTGGTGCATCTATTATTGGAGATCAAATTCTTGCTACAAATGGTATGACATTTACATTTGATTCAGGAACTATTGATGAAATCCAATGGTTGATAGCACAGCAAAAATTAGTAGCAGGATCAACTGGTGGTATTTATGCAGTATATGGTTCTGAACAAGATTTAACGATTACTCCGTTTAACTTTACTATTAAACGAGAAAGCACACAGCCTGCACAAACAAACTCTAACGCAATACCATACGACAACAACATACTGTTTATTCAGGGTACTGGTAAAAAGATACGTTTGATTACATACGGAGACATATCATCGTCTGCAACTTCTGCGGATATGACGTTTAGAGCTACAGATATATTGCTGAATCAAGCAGTTCAAGTTGTAGAAACAGACATTCCTAATTTTCTTAGTTGGTTTAGGCTTAAAGATGGCACGTTAGTTGGTCTTACTTACATACCTCAACAAGAAACTATAGCTTGGCATCAGCACAAGATTGGTGGTGACTACAGTTATACAAATACGAGAGGGGGTGATCCTACTGGAAATTTGGCATCTGATAAAAGTCATGCAGTTGTTTTAGATATGTGTACTATACCATCATCAACACGTGATCAATTATGGATGCTAGTACGAAGAACTATACCTGTTGCTGACAGTAGTAATTCTCACAGAATTATAGAGTCAGTAGAAGTCATGGAAGATTGGATGACTACAGAAACTATTGCTGATTCTAAATACCTTGATGGACATGTAACACACACAGGAACTAATGTTGCTTCTGGAGAACTAGATCATCTAGAAGGTGAGACTGTAGGAATATTGTCTGATGGATCTGTTTTAAATGATCAGGTAGTTAACAATAGTGGTCAACTAACAACTAGCATTACATCTGCCATTACAATTATTGCAGGTAAAAGATTTACGTCTAAACTTATAACTTTACCTATATCAGTAGGTCCAGGTGGCAGAATACGTATAGGTAACAAAAAACGAATACACAGAGTATTTGTAAAAATACACAAAACACCAAATTTTAAGTTTGCTGTATTTGCAACAGATGAAAGCAACATTTTTGATGAATCAAGATTAACAGAACTTGTAACTAGAACTATTGCAAATGAATATGGTGAAGCACCTTTTTTAGCATCTGAAACAAAAGAGCTTGTACCAAGAACTCAAGGTTTTACAGATGGTCAATTTATAATACAGCAGGCAGATCCAATGCCTATGAATCTACTTGCGTATGAAGTAGACTTTGAAACAAATGATAACTGATATACAGATATTTCCAATTGATACAGAAGAAATGAGAACACAAGTGTATCAAGAAGCTTATAATGATGGTAACAGACATCCGTTTTTGCCTACTCATGTTGTTATGAGAAATGGCGAAATAGTAGGAGCATTTTCTACATGGAGTCCAACATCATACTGGTGGATGCATACACAAAAGATGCGTGTTAGGGATTCTAAGCTTGTATTTCAAGGAATGGATACGTTAATGAGGCAACAAGGTACACCTAAATACATTATGCCATGTGAACCAGAATCATCATTTTATTCTTTGTTACAGAATAGATGTGATGTCCATCCTGGTTCTGATGGTGGAGATTGGACTCTTTTTATAAATAAAGATTAATGGACCCTATAACTGTTGGATTAGTAATTGGGGGTATTAAAGGTCTTGCTGGTGCTTTTGGTACAAGCAGACAAATTGACAATGAAGTTTATGCAATGGAGCGTAAGCGTGATGCTTTACGCAAACAAGGCAGAGAAATTAAAGGCCAGTTTCATAGAAAAGCCATACAAGCTCAATTGTTTGGTGACTATGAACAAACACGCATAGACAGAATACAAAAATTTAAAACTTCACAAAAGAAAGCAGTATCAGCAAGTCGTGGTGCATCTTTAGGAAGTGGTACGCCTTACAATGTAATACTTAGTCAGCAAGCAGAAAACAAAGCCAATATAGACATGCATTCTTATAAAGTTACTACGCAGACAAATAATTTAAGAGATGAAGGCCAAAGACAATATGATGGCTTGCACGCACAAGCTGAAGGTTTGCAAGATCAAATACATAGAACGCATAGTCAAAGAAATGAAAGAATGTTTACATCATTTCTTACAGGTGGAGTTGGAGGTTTTGGTAGTGGCATGAATATGGCTAACTCTTACAATACAGCATATCCTGGCACATCAAGTCCATATAGTTCATCAGGTCAAGATTACGTAGAAAGTGGAAGATAATGTCTGTACTTAATCCATTTTTTAGACAGCAAACGCAAAATCCTGGAGGCATATCTACGTCACCAAAGCCTATAGTTGATAACTTTAGTGATGACATGAGAATAAAAAACGCAATTATAGACGAGCAAATGAAGGCTATAGATTTGTCTGTAGATGCGTATGCAAGTTTTGTTAATGCTAAAGCTCAAATAAAAGAAGATGAAAGAAGCATAGCTCTAAAAAAAGCATCTAACGATATACTTGGCGATGCTAATACAATACTTCAGGGTTATGGTCAGAATAAACAATTTGAAGTCCAAGGTCATAGCGTTGATCCAGGTGAAAAAGGTTTTCACACTTATGAAGGTTTTGCAGATGATAAAACTGCAATGGAGTCTGCTATTGTACATAACTTAAAGCAAAAGTACAACCCTGAAGGCGACAAAAGATTAACTGATCTTATAGAAATACAAACTAAAAGCGCACTAGCACAGACATTTGCCGATGCTGAAAAGTCTATTGTTAGAAATATAAATGATGAAGTGTTGGCTAATTTGATGATGGATGGTCAACAAGCATTAGACGTTTTAATTAAGAATGGAGATTTTAGCCAAATAGAAAATGTTGACAATTTAATAGATGCAAAACAAAACAACGGATCTATTACTTATGGGAAAGCACTAGAATTTAAACGCAAATGGAGAAAAGAAGCTTGGACTGCGGTTGCTTTAAATTTAACTAGAGCAGGTAGCACCAACGAAGATAAAGCAAAATATCTGCAAATGTTTGGTAATGCTTTAAAATCTAAACTTCCTGGCAAAAAATCAGATCAAGATCCTGCATCAAAACAATTTTTTCAGCATTTTAGCATTACTGATTTGCTAAATATTAATCAGTCTGTTGGAGCAGGTGCATATTCTCCTGAAAAAGCCATACAGGAAGCTACGTTGTTTCAAATGTTTGCTGAAGATCCACTAGAAACTACAAAACTTTTTAACACTACTTTTGAATGGAGAAGAGAAAAAGCAGGAAATAATAAAGGAAAACCTAATGCTTTTTCTATGGTTCCTGCATCTGGTCATTCATACGAAATGAAAACAGTGCCAAAAGGCAAAGGAATAGGAACGCTTGGCAATATGAATGAATTAATGTCATCAGCAGAAACAGAGGAAGATAGAGATTTAATTAAAGCAAATTTTGCAGAAGAAGCAACATGGCCTGCTGAAAAAAGAATACGTGTACGTGTTCCGTTAACAGAAGAAGATCATGTACGTCAAATAGAAGCTAAACTAAACGAATTACAACTTACGTTTTTAGATCCACAAGACGTTTTAACAAAAATAAAAAAATATGGAGATTCTAGATTAAAAGAAGATAAATCAAATTGGGTTGCAGGGTCATTTGAAAAAAATAAATCAACTTTGTATAACTCAATTCAGCAAATGGTTGAAGGCTGGCGTTTAGTTCTTGGTGATAATGATGGTGTGTCTGCATTATCAATTGAAACAAGATTTGATAATCCAGAACTTCCATGGAATGACGAAGAAACTACAGCTTATGATGTTTGGAAAATAAACGATGAACGTGTACTTGATTTAAGAAACCAAGTAGAAATAGTTCATAATATTTTAAAAGATGCACAAACTTTTTATTTAGATTTAAAAAACGGAATCTACAGTAAACGAGATCAAGCATCAGAATTAAGAAAAAGGCGTGAAGCTTTAAAACAAAGAGTTGTTGATATTCCTACTCTAATAAATTCTGGTGACGAACAAGGTTTAAGAACAATAGGAAATAATTTAAGCGAAAGACTTTTACAAACAATTTACAATCAAAAACATAAAGCTTTGTTAAATCAATCAGATACAGGTCCAACAACTCTTGATTTAATAAGAGAAAAACAAAAAAAAGGTGGTGGTACAGTAGAAGAAATTCATAAAAGATCAGTTATAGAATCCTTAAAAGATTAATTATGAAAAGAATACAAGGTCGAAATCTTATAGGAAATGACCCTGAATTGCATGCATATTTAAAAGGCTTAGATCCTTTTGAAAAAGCAAATTTTTTTAAAATGTATTTAGAAGATAAAGAAGTGCCAGGATCAGGTTGGGCTATGTATTCTGAACAAGTTAGAGTAGGTAGGCAACTTGGTTTGTTGACTTATGAAGATGATTTTTTTGCACAAAGAGCATTGCCAGGAGGTAAAAGTTTTATACCTTTTGAAACTGTTACTAGAAACAACAAACATGGCATACCAGTATATGACCCAAACAATACAACAAAAATAAATGTAGGTTTGCCTGTACCTTCTTTAAGTGAAAGCGCAGTAAAACCAATGCGAAGTGCTTATGCTAAAAACATAGCATCATTAGAAAAAGAAGTTACTGATTTAGGATTAGATTTGAGTGAAATACAAAAAGCTAGTCAAGATGCATGGACGTTAGTAGCACCAACATTTAAATTACTAGAAGGTTATGAGCAAGGAGCCATTGATTCAGGTGAGTCTATAAATGCATCTCATAAAAGATTTTTATCTAAATATGCTTTATCAAAAGCAATAGCATTAAATGGTACACCAGATAGTCAAAAGCTAATTGATGATTTGTACTTAGGCACAAATTGGATAGTCAATATACCTGGAATGCCAGGTCTGAAAAGAATGATACCTAAAAACATTCCTTTTCAATTTGCATCAGATTTAACAAGTACAGATATTGAGTATTTTATAAATGCATGGCACAAGCATGGAGTTGAATACAAAGATTATATTAAAAGCAAAATCAAACAAGATGATGGAAATGTAAATGTATATGTAGATGTTTCACAAACTGGTGCTGGCTTGTCGTATTTTTTTGCTATGAATGGGTCATTAGTAGGAGAAGAAGATCCAAGCACACTTATTACATGGACAGAATTTGGCGATTGGATGGAAAGAAAATACAAATTTGCCATGTTGAGTGAAGTTGAAAACTGGTTTAGGAAAAAAGATCCAGGCGATCCTAGACGAGTCATGGGCATATACAACAAAAACAGATATGAAAAACTTGTCGATATTATTAGAGATTTTGAAGATGCCCTTGAAAACAACCCTGATCAAGTAGTTTTGAACAGATCGTGGGTTGATAATATGTTTTATGACAGTGCTAATAGTTTTATGAGCCTTAATAGAAGTCCTGTCAATTTAAGCGACATGCGACAATATGGTGATTTTAGCGGTGAATGGAATTGGTTTCTATCTGCACTAGATCAAAGAACAGAAATAGGTGCTATAGAATATGAAGTCTTAAAAGATTTGCTAACTAAAGTGTCTTCCAAAACACCGCCAAAAGAATTTGATGCAATACTTGAATCTGAAATGCAAAAATACTTTTTACAAGAAAAAGATTGGTGGGATACGTTAAAATCCAAAAATGCAATGTTTGGTCAGTATGCAAGTAGCGTTATCAACGCTATGAACAGAAGTGGCGACAAAAATAAAGTGCCTAAAAAATACAGACAAGATCCTAATTAATGATTGTAAGTCCATTAGGTAAACAAGATTCGCAACATTTAAACTCTATAATACAGAGTTACGTTCCAAGCAATAGTATGTTGTTTTCTGAGTCTATGATGTATGGACTTAGAACTATGTGGTGGCAGGAATTAGTAGATGAAGTTAGGTTTGATACAGAATCACAAGGTAATGTAATAGCACAAGAAACTTTTAAAGAGCATCCTAATTACAGACAAGGCATTGATTACTTTGAAGGCATGACTGAAGGTCAATTAGAAGTGCTTGCAGAAAACCATGATCGTAATATGCATTATGCACAGTTAACACAGAATGTGAGTTTGTTTTCTGGCAAAGGCGCAACGATGTTTGGTGGTATGTTGGTAGGTGCTTTGCCTGATCCTTTAAATTTTATTCCATTTTTAGGTGTGTCACAGCGTTTAGTTAAAGGTGCAGGTTTGTTAAAAAACATTAAAACAGCATCTCAAGCGTTTAAAAGAACTCGCACACCACAATCTGCATTAAGCAGAACATTGACAGACATTGCAGATCCTATGATTGGTGCAGGTATTGCCAACATTGCAATATCTGATAAAAGGTCTAAATTCCAAGAAGAGCATGATGCTAAAATGGTCATGATGGATTTAGCTATAGGTGCAGGCATTGGTCTTGGAATAACTGGATTTAAAACTGTTAAAGCTAAGTTGGCTAAAGTTTCCGCTGAAAGACATGCAGAACGTATAGCTATGGGAATGGAACAGCTAGAAGCTGGTGAGTCATTAAATTTAGCACCACATCCATTGAAAGGCATAAATTACAATAACGCTCCTGACACAGTAATGAATACTCCTAATGGTACTGTATATTCTAATGCTGTTGTAAGAGTGTTAGACGACAATTACTTAAATGTAGATAGCCTTACAGTCAACTCTGCTGACAATACAGATAATATACTTACAGAGTCATTAGAAACTGCTAATGCTATGGGTTACAAAGGATTGTTTATCAAAGATTCAATGGTAAATGATCTAATACCAAGTGATGGAGGCGAAGTTATACTGTCAGAAATGGGAGATTCTAGGATACAGATAGAACGTATTGAAGAATCTGGTGGTGTAATAATTACTGATACTCTTACTGAAGCAGATGGAGTGTCATGGGAATATGTCGATACCAATAACCAATGGGCATACAATGAATCAGCTAATGTTGTTGCAGAAAGCATTCAAGATAGAATACGAGAAAGCATCGGAGAGTTTGCTGAAGTTTCTAGTGTGGTTAAAAGATCGATTGACGAAATTGGTCAAGCCAGCAAGACAATTACAGAAACCGTGAACAAAGTAGGTCAACGTATTGTAGATGCGTCAAACTGTATAATTAAGAATGGCTGAGTTTAATATATGTGAATCCATGCTGGTTCAAAGGCATGGAATGTCACAAAAAGATGCACAAAAGCTTCTTACTGATTTAAAGCGTGGTGTAAGTCCTGAAAGGATACAGGATCGTGCAATGCGTGTTCGTGCAATGGCTGACTTTACTGCCATGCAAAGAGCTAACGCAGATGCACTAAACATGTCTGCTTACGAAAACATTCGTAATTTTATATTTGACCAAGGTGATACTACAGAACCAATGTCAGCTTTTAAAAGATTTATGTCATATATGACAGGATCTACCCATGAAGGCAGAACATTGAACTCTGTTGCATCTGCACAAATGTCTAGGATTGCAGGTGTTATGGGTAGGATTGAAGTTAATTGGATGCGTGAATCAGGACTTACAAGAACACAAGCACACAAATTACTACGTGATGAATCCTTTGGTAAAATGGTTGTACGTGAGTTGTATCCATATAATGGACAGCAAAAAACTGGAAACACGTATGCACACAAACTAGCAAAGCATATTGCCAAAGAAAAAGAACGTGTAGTCAAAGAAGCCAATCTTGCAGGTGCTTCAATCGCTTACAACGAAAAGCATGTTACTACGCAGTATCACGATAAAACAAAGATGCTTCAATACGGTCCTACGTTTGAAGATGCTAAAGCAAATTGGGTTCGTGTAGTGTCAAGAATGATTGATCAAGAACAAATGATTAATCCTCACGCAAATACTGAAGATGTATTAGGAGATATATTTGATCATATAACTACTGATCCAGATGGCATGAGTGAAAATTTTAGTTTAAGTGAAGTCATGTCACAGCAAAGATCATTGGTTTTTAGCAATGCAGATAAGTGGTTGGAATACAATAAGTTGTTTGGGCATGAAGATCCTATGCAAGCAATACTGCAAGGATTAGAAATGCAGAGTGATAGAACTGTACTTATGCAAAGAATGGGTACAGATCCAGAAATGGTTTATAAAAAGATTGTTGGTGATTTAAGAACAGCTTATTTAGAAAGACAAACACCTGGTAAGTTTTTTGATCCTGGTGAAATGGAAGCGTTGGATTTCTTTGTAACACAAGGCTATGACGAAAATGCGTTGCTTGCTAGATTTAATCAAATAAATGGACAAGCACATATTGTTGGAAATCCTACTATTGCCAAGTTTTCAGCAATGGCTACAAACTTTCATATTATTACTAAAATGGGTAAAGCAATGCTTGCCAGTTTTAGTGATGTATTATTACAAGCAATGAACTTGAACTACCAAGGACAAGGATTCTTGCAGTCTTATTACAACGTGTTTAAGCAAATGAAACGCACGTTTCCTGTAGTTCGTGACACAATGCCTGTATCTGAAAGAGATATGTTTGCAATGCTAGGCATTGGAATAGAAGGAATTATAGGATCTACAGTATCAAGGTACATTCCTGTTGACTCATTTCCAGGTAAGTTTTCCAAGTTAGCGGATTCTATGTTTTTCTGGAATGGCTTAAATATGTGGACAAATGCTAGTCGTGAAGCACACGCACGTAACATATCTAATTGGTTGGCACGTAATGCAACGTCTTCATGGTCAGGATTAAATGCTGATTTAAAACGTGCATTAAAAATGTATGGTATCGACAGCAAAGATTGGGAAGTTATAAGCAAACATGGCGTGTACGATATAGATCATGTAGATCCACTTGATAACGCTATTAGCAATAGGATGCAGTATGTAACTCCTGACAAAATAAGAAGATCGTCACGTAGTAAACGTGCAGAAGCAGTTGCTAAAAAACTAGAAATATATTTTGTACAAGAATCTAGGTTAGGTGTTCCACAAGTAGGTGCAGACGATAAAGCTTGGATGATGAGAACAGTTAAACGTGGATCATATCCATCTGCATTACTAGAACAGTTTTGGCTTTTTAGAAGTTTTGGTGTAGCAATAGCTAGACAAATGTATCCTAGAATGAAACAAATGGGTATTGGTGCTACTTTACAGCACTTGACACCTGCAATTGTGTTGGGTTACGCTTCATTATCAGCAAAAGCTTTAGCTCAAGGTAAAGAACCACCTGATCCTATGGATGCTGGCGTAGTTGCTAAATCATTTATGCAATCAGGAATCCCTGGATTAGCTGGTGATCTTATCTACAGCAACTTTACACAATACAATTCTGACATTATAGACTTTGCATTTGGTCCTACTGGTGGCACGATGAAAGATGCAGTACAGGTATTTAGAGGATTAATACAAGGTGACAATGAAGCATCTAAAGCTTGGGGTGCAATATCAAACAACCTGCCTTTTGCTAATCTTTTTTACTTGGAACCTATTGTAAATTATGGTTTTTTATACCACATGCAAGAAGCAGTAAATCCTGGTTATCTTGAAAGAATGGAAAGAGCAGTTGAAAATTTACAAAAAACAGATTATATAGAAACATTCAGACCTTCTACCATGTATCAGTAATATGGCTGTAACATCTACAACAACACGACATAGCTTTACAGGAACAGGATCATCTTATTCTTCTGGTGGTACTCCTGTAGGCCAAGGTCCATTTTCTATCAATTTTGTAATTATTGATGCTACACACATACAAGTGTACTGGACTAAAGGTTCAAGCACTAATGGAACTCCCATATCTAGCGGTGATTTTACTTCTGGATCATCAGGTTATCTTGTAAAAGATGTTCATTATACTGTTCAAAATGCAGGATCGGGATCAAATGCATCTATAACTTGGGTTGAATCAGGGTTTACAGTTAGTAGTACCGTTATATTTCCTACTTCTAACGACACTATTGTTATAACTAGAAATGTACCGCTAACACAGATTACAAACTATCAGAACAATGCTTCTATTGATGCTGAAACAATTGAACAAAGCTTTGACAAACTTACTCAAACTGCACAACAGCTTGATGATGGCAAAGACTATTCATTTAAATTTGCTTCTACATTAACAGGTGCAACAGGGTTTAACAGTAATGCTGAAACAGCAGGTACATTAAATGTTGCAAAAGCTGATAGAATTTCTAAAGCATTAAAATTTGATACCAATGGAGATATTGGTGTATCTACGTTTGACCCCGATACATTTGCTAGTAGTGCAGAATCAAGTGCAACAAGTGCATCAGCTTCGGCAACATTAGCAGGCAACTATGCTGTTAAAATAAATGGTGTTGTAACTGGATCTGATTATTCATCTAAAGCTTGGGCTATAGGTGGAACTGGAGTTACTGATACATCAAGTGCTGGTGCATCTAAAGAATGGGCAACTGAAACTGCAAGTTCTGTTGACACAAGCGAATACTCTGCAAAAGAATATGCAGTAGGAACACAACGTAGAGGACAAGCAAATGGTGGTTCTGCAAAAGATTGGGCAACATATACATCAGGAACAGTAGATAATTCAGAACATTCTGCAAAAAAATATGCTAGTGATGCTAGTACATCAGCAACAGAATCAGCTAATTCAGCAACAGCTTCTCAAGCAAACTCAATCGTCTTCGCAATCGCTCTGGGGTAGTCTATGGCAAAATTTGTAACTAGAAAATCAGCACTCGGACAAACATCAATTGGGAATCATGGAACATCTTCTCAAATTGGTGCAGATCTTAGTGCAGTAACAACTGACAAAGGCCACGTTGTTATAGGATTAAATATAGCAAACGTGCATACGGCTACAGTTACAGTCGATATTGCTATTGTTGCATCAGATAACAGCAAGATTCATATTTGTAAAAGCACTTCAATTCCAGTAGGAGGTAACCTCGATCTTGTTGATGGAAAGATTGTTATTACAGATACATCAGAAATACATGGTGCTTGTTCTGTAGCAAACAAAGCAGAAGTCATAGTTTCAGTATTGGAGAACGCATGAAAAGACAAGGAACTGGTTCTATTGCTCAAGGTGATTTTACTACAGTTAATCATGATGATTCTGGTGTTACAGGCCATGTGTCGTCAACTGTATCAGGATTGTTAAGAAACCCTGCAACAATTAACTCTGCTGTAACTATAAGTGCAGATGAAAATGCGGTAATGGCTGGGCCAGTGCAAATTTCTAGTACTGGAACTCTTACTGTAAATGGGACTCTGGTGATCGTATGACAAGAATTGTAGTACCCGATAACGGAACAATAGGATCTGCATCTGATACTGATGCTATAACAATTAGTTCTTCTGGTGCAGTAACACTAAGTTCTGATTTCGTTCCTGCAACTCCGTTAAGTCATAGAAATGTGGTCATTAATGGAGCAATGCAAATTTGGCAACGTGGAACAGCAGAAGTGACCATTAGTAATGGCTCAAATGAAGGTTATACGACAGCAGATAGATTTAAAATGGATTTTGGTAGTTCTTGTGCTGGTGCAGTTAAATGGTCAAGAGCAACTGAAGTTCCAGATTTGTCTGGTGGTGATATGTTTGTTTATTCACTAAAAGTTCAAACATCTACAGCAAATAGTAGTCCTACGACTAATAAGCTTGCCACTATCGACTACAGAGTTGAAGCCCACGATATGCAAAGGTTTGGTTGGGGTAAAACAAACAAGAAAAATGCAGTATTAAGTTTTTATCTTAAAACTAATAAAACTGGAGTTTACTCTTGGTATTTTCAACACCCTGGAACTGGTACTGCAAGACATAGAACGATTTCTTTTACTGTTTCAGACACAAATTGGAACCGATATTCAATACCAGTATCTGCTGACACAGTTGCAATACCAGATGCAAATACTGAAGGCTTACAGATAAGGTTAAATTTAATTAATACTCCAGATAATGATTATACAAGTGGCACAGACTCAGGTTGGGGGACTACAGTTTATGTTAATGATGACGATCAAGTAAACTTTTTAGATAGTACTTCTAATATTCTTTATTTTACTGGAGTGCAGTTTGAAATCGGCAATTTAGCAACTCCTTTTGAGCATAGGAATTTCCCAGATGAGTTACGAAGGTGTCAAAGGTACTACGAAAGAACTTATCCCTATGGTACTGCTAC